GTAGCCGCGCCATCTTGAATAATAATAGTTTGTGTGAAGCTGAATCCTCCGCTGCCTTCCATAGTTACTGGAATTGTTCTTCCATCTGGAAGAGGAACGTATGCCTCTGGCTGTCTGCCCTCACCGAACAAAGATACTTGAGGGGATTTTGCTATTCCGCCATTAGCGTACATGTTTAACTTTGCTGGCCCACTAGGAGTCATTACGTTTCCGTTAGCGCTGCTAACTGTTGGCACCATTCCTGGGCCTCCTGTTGACAGTCCTCCGCCTCCTCCGCCTCCGAATGCTCCTCCGGCAAAAGATAAAATACCTTGTGCGATAGGAGCTACGATTGCTGCTCTGATCAGCATGCGATTGATGTCATCAATAATTGCGGCGGTGAAACTTGCAAAATTAAACTTACCCGTCTTAGTAAATTCAAAGAGAGTGTCCTCTAAGTGACCGAACGCTTGTGTAGTTACTTTTGCAATACCTTGTGCAAGTGTTCCTGCGCTCTCTACAAAGTCATTTACCCCGCTGTAGAAAGCTGATCCGGGTCTAACCTTGTCTTCAAGTTTGTTTACTTCTTCGTTGTACTTGGCAAGGCTGATCACACCAGCATTCACTTGCTCGTTCAGAACGGAAAGTCTCACTGCTGCGGAACCTTCTTGGAACTCTCTTAGATTAATAGTTCCGTCTTTAAGAGCTTTGTTCAACATAGCCAAATCAAAATCTCTAATCTGCTCATGGAACTTAAAGATGTCTTCTCTTCCTTCGGAAAATTGTGTTGTAAATTTTTTAAGCTTAAATTCCTCTAGCTTCTGATTGTATTTAGCGATGTCCCCATCTAGCAAGAACTGCTTGTTTAGTTCACTAAGCTCGCCCTTCAAGCTTTTTGTTTTCTCTACGCCATCTGGCATCTTCTTAAATAGGTCTTCAAGCGCTCTACGGTTCCTAGATACAGAGTCATCATAGGGGGCAAGTCCTGCTCCAGAGTAGGACGGGCCTTCGCGCAATTCTTTAGCTTCTTTTCGTAATTGGGCAATACGTTCAGATGCAAATTTATCTAAATCTTTACCAGCTCCTCCTAGCACTCCTTTATAGAATCTTCTATTGAGGTCTTCCATGAAGGCTGTAATTTCTAAGAAAGTCGCTCGTACCTTTTTCAGTCCCTTGTCCCAATTTTCCCAAACTAATGCCCCTACAGTTGCAACTCCCGTTAGTGCTAGTAATATTGGGTTTGCTGTCGCCAATGCAATAAGTGCAATTCTGGCAGCAACTAGCGCCTTCCTCATGTTTTCTATTTGAGATATGAAATAGACTATTGAAACTGCTCCGGCAATAGTGAGAATTGTGCCTAGATTATTCACGGCAATTCCCATTACAGTTGCGAATTTTGAAGATAGTTTAAATTCTTCATTCAAGTCTTTCACAACTAGTGAGACTTTTCCTAATGACTTAGTGAGAGTTTGCTCAAATGTTGGAGCAAGTTTTGATGCTTGTACACTCAACTTCCCTACGCTATCTGAAAGGAATTGAATTACATCTTTTGTTTTGATTGCTCCCTCAGAGGCTTTCTTATAAATATCCTGCCCGAACTTTTCTTTTAGTGCTTGAGCGATTACTACGTTCTGCTCCATCACAGATCGAAACTCGTCCCCATCTAATTTTCCTTTGTTGAACGCTTGGCTCAACTGGATGATTCCGTTAGTAGTCTCTGCTGTGTTTGTACCAGAAATACGGAATGTATTTGTAAGGGCTTCTGTAATAGCTAGAACTTCTTGTGTAGATGCCCCAACTGACTTAAGAGACTGTGACATACGATTGAATACCACTCCGGTATCCGCTATGGATTGGTTTGTTCTCTCTGCAATTTCTCCAATCCCTTGAAGCGCTCTCGCGGCATCTTCCCCAGAGTTAGTAGTGATATTTAATCTGTTAGAAAGGTTCTGCATTTCATCACTCATACGAGTGAGTTCTCTAACTCCAAGAAATGCTACAAAACCCTTTAAAGAATTAGAAAGAAAACTCATGCTCCCAGAAAGAGATTTCACATTCTTATTGAGCATCCCGAACTTCTTAGAAATAGCGTCAAGTGCTCCCTTAGAGTCTCCAACATCAACTTTAATTAGGATTTTTTTTGTTGTCGATGCCACTCTTAGGTTTCTCCTTGTCCTGTTTCGGCGGAGGTTTCTTCATTTCTTCTGCGTTCAATTCAAGATACACGGAGTCCATGCGCCGAATGATTGCAGAGAATTCATGAAAGTCACCTTCTATATCATATATCCTAAAGTATTCTGCGATAGCAGTAAAGGGAATCGGGCCTACTGCCATACCAAATTGTCTTGCAGTGCCCAATTCTCCAAATGCGTCATAGTAAAATTCGAGACCATCGACCTTTGGTTCGAGGTCTTCAGGCTTTAGGAATCCCTTTTCCAAGAGATCGTAGTAGATACCGCTTTGTATCTGCTTACGCCATTTCCAAGACCAACGGATATGATCCTCTAGGAGTTTCCCAATTCTTCCTTGTAGTTCTCAAAGTTATTGGCATGCGCGTAGATTGATTCAAAAAGGTCTGGGAGAGATTTGAATAGTGCAAGGGCGTTATCGTTGTTGCATTCGATAGGCGCTCCCTTATCGTCTTCAATGCCCGTCCAAGAAACTAGGCATACGTCAATAAAAAGACGCATCACGATTTCATCAGATTTTTCTTGGGGTAGTGTGCCAAGTTGAATCTGTCTAGCGTATGGTTTGTGGTATGCGGCCATTGCTGCCTTCACTCTTGGGTTAGAAGAATTGAAGCGGCGAACTCGAAAAGATACTTTGTCGTCGATTGCGAAATCAACTCCATCTTTTTCGTAGGTACGGTTTGTTTTGAATGTCTTATCTAAATTTGTTTTCATTTGTGTCTCCTGTTGTTCTCAACTTATCTCAGAAATAAAACTCCCGAGCAAGTTTTAATTGCTCGGGAGTCGCGTGGATCATCTCTAGGAGTACACTGAAGATTACTCCACGTATGTTTGAATTATGTAGGAGCGCGGTAAATTGTCAAGCTTGATTCACCGAGTGATCCCACTTTACAAGTACCTTGCATGTCCATAGAAATCTCTTGGTTCGCTCCGCCTGATTGCGGGTCGTCAAAAGATACTTGAAGTGCAGGAATATAGAACCCGTAGTATCCATCAGGATTTTGAACCATGAACCCAATCGCAAATGGGGCTTGGCTTAATTTTCTTGCCAACATGTCCCAGTTTGCATCTTTCAAATAGCTTGAAAGACTTGCAGTGATTTGTGCTGTGCCAGGAGAATAGTCTTGTGGAGCTGCTCTGCCGATACAGTTTTGCACTGTAAGGTTGTTGTTCAAGGAAAGATTTAAACTCTGTAAACAGAATTGATCTTGTTCCCAATCGCCAGTCACGTCAGTTGCTACGAACGGCATATCTACTGATCCGTTCAAAGTGTTTGATGTTGCTTGTGGGTCGAAGTCTTCATTGTATGAAGCGAACTCGGAAGCTACGTCTGCTGCATCGTAATCATTTCCCATAGTGGTGAATGATCCGTTTACAAGAGAGCCGTACTCTACGTTTAGTTCCATCTGACTTACTAAGCACCCGCGATAGATAAGTCCTTTGTTTGTAAGATCAGTGAAAGTTTTCTCAATGGTAAGAGATTTTTTCTCAGTTCCGATTGAAAGTTTATCGCACACTTGGAAAGTTGCTGGCTCTGCAACTGCTGTGATCATTCCAATAGGAGCAGCAAAGATAATCTCAAGCGCTGATACTTCCATCACCATAATTACTTTGTTGTTTACTGCATCAGAGAAGCTTCCTAGTTGAATGAAGTCTCCTTGTTTAACTCCATCGGTGATGAAGCTGCCCACTGTACGAGCAAGGGTAGGGCCATCCACATCTGCCATGTCGATAGAGAAAGTTCCGCTCACTAAAGAGGATTGAACCCAATCATTAAACATCGCTGATTCAAGGAAATCTTCGATTGCAGTTTCTTTAGCAAGCTCGAAGTTGTGACCGCCTTCTACAGTTAGTCCAGTAACGATTTGTCCTGACGACAATCTGTCGCTACGGATTTGTTGAGACTCAGTTGTTTCAGGAGTTCCAGAGTATTTCTCTGAAGTGAAACGAGCTGTTTGGAAGTTTCCAGAACCAGCAGAAAAAGTTGCTACAACTCCGTCACCTTCACCGCCGTCTGCAAGAGGAGTAGTATCTCCACCAGTAGCAGTTTGAAGTGCGCGAAGAGAGCTTGCGTCCGTGATAGTAGGGAACTTACCAGTAACCAGTCCGGTGTTGATTAGCTCAACAAGGTTTGCAGTAGTTACTGTTACAGGAGTAGCGCCGTTGTTAGTACCATCATTCGGAGTCACTGTGCAAACAAGTGCGTTTGCTGTTCCAGTGAATGCAAATAAAATTGTGTTGGTAGGATTCGCAGCAGCAGGGAGAACCTGAAGTGTGAAAGTTCCTGTGTTTCTCAAAGAACCTTTTTTAACACTCACTAGCGTAATGTCCGCTGTTAAGTTTAATGTTCCTTGAGCCGCAACTGCTGCCGGAGTAACTCCGTAGGTCGCTTCTTTTTTATAGCCGATTCTTACTAAATTTGAACTTGACATTTATTATCTCCTTATTGTTTAAAATTAAATTCCCGGCGTAAGATCGAAATGATATGCCACTATCACTGTTCCAGATACATACCCATTTTCAAATTCCAGAGTTGCGCCTGGGCCAGTATTTAGAGGACTCACACTTTCCACGACTATAGCTCCGATTCTACGGCCTCTAAATAAATTACGCAATACTTCTGCGCGAGCTAGTAAAGACGCACCTACTCCAATCTTTGCCATTGCGCAAATGTGTAGCTGTATCTGGCCGAATTCTCGGTATAATCCTTTTTCATTATCTGCGGAGAGGGAAACTGGCTCCTCAGTGTCTCCTTGGAAATCTATTCCAAGCCACGGCGCATCGGGTTGAAGTGCGTATTGGTCAGTGAGCATTTCCTTCACATCATCGAATTGCGCCGTCAAATCTACAACGGTCTCAGAGGGAATCTCTGCCGCTAAAAAGTCTTTTACAAGTGTGCGGACATTGGAACTAGACATGCTATGTGATCCCTCTCTCTTGAACTCTGAATATTATTGTTGGATACAGGTAAGGCCTTCCTACAGAGTTCTTTCCTTTTCTCCCTGTTTTAAATGCCCCTGTTAGCCCCATCTCCGCTCCAGATAAAAATGAAAATTTAATTGTAGCGTTTTGTTTATATTTAGACTTGATTGATCTTGTGGTCAAGCTGTAAGCCCCGTTAGGAATTTTAAGTTTGTGAACTATGCTTCCTCCGCCCTTTTTCTTTCTCTCTTTGTAGTCAAACTTCTTTGCTGATCTTCCGGCAGTTACTCCGAGTAATTCTAATCTACGACCGTATGGCTGGATGTTTACTATGCGAAGAGTATCTCCGTCTTTAAACTGTGGCTCTGACTTAAACCATTTTTGCAAAGACTCAAGATCAGTAGCTACCTGAACTCCTTTAAAAAACACATAGTGGGATGATTTGTACTTACCAGTTAGAACTTTTGATCTATTTAGGATTCCTTGGTACGCCTCCAGAACCATTTCTTGCATTGCCTGTCTTGCTACAAACTCAATCTGCCCTAGAGGAGATACTGCGCGCACATCTCTATTTCTTTTTCCATCTACTAGGAATAGCGGAAATTTATCGAATCCTCTGTTTTGCTCTTCGGTTAGAACAGCATCCGCAGTAATGATAAGTGCAGTTTTAGTGAACTCAAGAAAATCTTGTAAGTCCATCTCTCCGCCTTCTGACTCCACTGCGTAAGTTGTCTTACCTCTGCGAGTGGTGTGCATAGCTACCTGAAAAGCGGCTCCCATCTTTGCTCCTTAATCTGCTCTGCAACGGTATGCCATTACAGATGCTCCTAGATTATGAATCTCTATTAT